GATTTATAGGAGGTTATTAATTATGTCAAATAATTTGGTTGTAATTGAAGAGCCATTAACTTTACATCTAGAAGACCACAGTAATAACATATATTTAACCTACAATACTAAACAAATTGATTTAAAAGATATAAATGATAACGAGCTTTTCAAATTATTGGGTTATTTGCAAAATAATAGACATTATCAAGATTTATCTTATTTAACAAAAGTTTACGCAGAATTACAAAAAAGAGGTTTAAGAAAATGATTTTAGAAGCAGATTTATTAATAAATTTAAAAGAACTTAAGAACTATGATAGATTGGTAATGTTATCTACAGTTTATAACAAATCTCTTCTTGAGATGATAGACGACATACTTGGTAAAATTGAAATTATAAATGAAGAGGAAATAAAATGACGGATTTTAATGCAAAACACAGAGAGCTTTATTTGGAAGAATTAAAAGAAGTTTTGAAAGACTTTACTAATGGTAAATACGGAGGAAAAGAAGAAATTTTTATAGAAAAAACTTTTAATTTGATAAATAAATTTAACTTAAATGATAAAGATGAGGTTATAACAATATTGATAACCTTAAAGGATAACTTACCACATACCGATTTTACAGTTATGTGTAAATATAAATTTGGTGATCACTCAAATAGATCATTAATTAATAATGTATGTAAACATTTCGAGGATAACTTAATTGACATAATTTTAGAAAGTAGGTACATGAGATGAACAATAAATTTGAAGATTGGATGAATAACCAATTTGCTCCTTGGGCATTAACAGTAGTATTTGGAACTAATTTTTGTGTATTCATGTTGATACTAGGACAACTAGCTTTTGGTAAATGATTTATAATAGAGGATTTATAATAGAGGATTTATGATAGAGGATAAAGAACTTTTAGATTTTTGTAACGAATATACAACAATAGTAAATGCTAAATTAAACGAATTAAAAAATAGACAGGATGAATTTGGAAATATAATTAATCCTAAAGATAATAAACCAAGTAATAAAATAAGGTTTAGTGTTATACATAGAACTTCTGAAATCAATAATATATGGAAATTTTTTGTTTCTGATAATCTTGCAGATATTAAAAATGTTATAGACTATATTAATTCCAATCTTATAGAAATACCTACTTTTAAATTTCCAAGAGTATCCATAGAAACCAATGACTTATATGCTGGTATGTTTGATACTTACGATGGTGTTGAATATCAAATACCTTATCTTGTTTATGTTAATATAACTTTAATTAGATAGAAATAAATTATGAAAAATTTTGAAAGAGAAGTTGCTAAATTAGCAAGCGATAGTATATTGGATGATATTCCTAAAAACAAAAATGGTTATAATAATCAAGCTGTAGGTGTTGACTTAAACCAGATAGCTATCTTAAGAGGTTTAAGCATTATTAGAAGTAATGATACTGGTTATAAGGTAACAATAAGTGCGTTGGTTCGTGAAGCCATAAGGGATTTATTCATCAAATATAATATCAGTTAAATAATATGAAATATGCAATTACAACGTTTCCTCACCTAAAAGTATCTTTTGTGGGGCAGGAGGGAGTACATTTTAACGAACTATCTGTTAAGGATATTTATAGTAGATTTCTAAAGTACAAGGATAAGTCAAGCGATGTTAAGGACGAACAGAAACACTTTATACTAGCTAAGTATAAAGACTCATCACGCCCTAGAACAAGTGAGAATATAGATTATTATAGCGGATTGGTAATTGACTTTGATAACTACGGGAAGAACTATAACTACTTGAAAGAGGAAATTGCTAATACCTTAAAAGGAATTGATATTTTATACTATACGACAAGTTCTCATACTTTTGAATCCCCAAGAGTAAGACTGATAATATTCTGCAATAGGAAATTTGAACCGGATGAGAAAACTAATATATTAATTAATCTAACACAAACGTTTAGCAGTGAGTTAGAACTAGCAATTGACCAACATAATACGTTCGGCAATAACAGTTTATCAAGACTGCCCTATAACTCACCTGAATTTGAAATGGTTTATTGTCAAGGATTAACATATGACATAGGAGGTAATTTAACAACTACCTCCTCAAATAGTAATGAAAAGCAGGATTTGGAGGAGGTAGAATTAAAAAAAACATTTAACAATATCCCAGTACAGGATTTAACAACTGATAAAATAAAAGAGTTGTTAGTAGAGTATAAAAAGATAGTTGGTTTTGATGAGACAAAAGGTTGGTTTAATGATTATGAGACTTGGGTTGAAGTAGGTAGTATTCTTCATCATCAATTTAAGGGAAATGAAGAGGGGTTATCACTATGGAAAGAAATATCTTGTGAGGATGGACATACAATAGAATACACTTACAAAAAATTCTCTAATGATAAGGAAAACCCCAAGACTTTCAAAACCATAATGAAAGCTGTAAGAGAAAGTAAAATACCTCCTAAAATAGCATTGTTTGACCCTGACGCACCGCCTCTTAAGGTAGATAAAAGTAAGACTGTTGATGTAGATACGTTTCCACATTTACATTATGGTAAGACAACGATTAAACCTAAGGATACTTACGATAACTTTGTACACATAATGAAGTTTTACAATGTTGATTTGGGTGTTGATATCATAACCAAAAAAGTAACCTTATTCGGCAATGGTGATCAGAACGCTAATCAAGAAGATATTCTGGATTTGATGGAAATCAATAATATGTCAAGTAAGAGCCGAGGTATAAGGTATATTAACAAGTATGCTAATGAAAATAGATATAACTCATTTTACAACCTGTTAACTAAAACAAAATGGGATGGTATATGCAGACTAAATGATTTCTATAATACTTTGAGAGTAAAACCTGAATACACGGAACTTCGTAATTCGTATTTACTGACTTGGCTTAAGCAGTTTATTTATATCAGTTGTTTTAGTAGCGAGTATCCTTATAAGAGTAAGAATATAGCTAAGCGTCTTTTAGTATTGCAATCAAAACAAGATGGTGGTAAGTCAACGTGGGTAAAAAATCTTTTACCAAACGAGTTTGAAAAACAATATATATCCATAGGAGCAACTCTTAAGACGGATGACGATAGACATACTTTAGGGTTGGTAAATAAACTTATTGTAGAATTAGCTGAACTTGAAAAATCGTTTAAACACAGCGATATAAACGCTTTCAAGGCTTTTTACGGCAGAACTGTTGATACTCTCAAGATGATATACGTAACTTTTCCTGTGGACTTTGAGAGAACGACAAGTTTTATAGCAACAACTAACGACTTTTACTTTCTAAAGGATAATACTGGTTCTAATAGATTTATGATTATCCCTTTGGATGATGATTATAAGGATGAAAAAGGATTATCCATACTTTGTAACGGAAGACATAAAATAGATATGCTTATGCTTTACAGACAAATTTATGAAGATAAAGATGGATGGGTTAATTTTGATTTAAATAGTAAAGATAGGGAAATTCAAAAGGAATTAAACAGTCAGTTTTTTATGAACGATGTTATGGAGGATTTGTTTTTTGAAGAGTTTGGTAAAGATATTGATTATAAAGCTCCTTTATATAGCTGTAAGGATATATTACAAAAACTTGGTTATACAACAAATCAGATAAGTAAAAAATTGAAAAATGATTTAGCAACATTTTTAAGATTAAAAAATTATCCATATCTAAAAAGAGAGGGTAAATTTAGATTAATATCATTAAGAAAAGAGGTGCAAATAAATGATAGTGAAATACAGAAAGAAGCTTATTAGAAATCTGGGCAATTATGAGAATGTAACTGTTGAGATAGAACTTGAGGACAATGTAGTTTATGAACGTGGGGAAACCTACGATGGTGTTTATGATAAACTAAGTAGCTATGTCAGTGAGTCTTTAAGAAAAGAGAACAGGAAAATAGATGAATATTTGAAAACAAGAGGTGTGAAGTGAAAATATTTAATGAATGGACACTACTATTTTTATCAGTGGCTTTATTCTTCATACTCAAAACTGTTAATGACAGACATTATAACGATACAAAACTTTATTTAGTTGAAATTGTGCTAGAAAATAACCCAGATTTGTCAGAATTTGAGTTGGAAGCAAGAGTTAATAAATTATTTGAAATAGTAAAAGGTAGGTAGTGATATTATGTATAATGATGGTTTTCAAAAAATTTGGTGTGATTTTTCAGATTTGAAGGGTAAATTTGTTAAATGGGTTTTGTTTGATAAAGATGGATTTAAGTTTTGTTGTTCTACAAATGTTATAAACAAGGATGATGATAGTTTAGAAAATTTATTTTATTTTTATATAGAACATTCACAACAATGTTGTGAGAGTGTGTATTTAGATGAGGAATCTATAAAAGATGAAGATAAGTCAGTATTAGAATATGCAACAGTTTTAGATGCAGAAGAAGTATGTTGTGAACTTAAAGATGATGGTTGGTTACAATATACTTATTATAAAATAAGAACAGATAAAGGTTATTTTAGTTTTCATTTTAGAGGTGAGGGTGATAGTGATTATTATACTTTGGGAGTTGATTTTATTATCGAATATAAACCTAGTGAGTTTAATATAAATGATATAGTAAAAGGTAGGTAAGAAAATGAATATAGTTGATGCGTTTAATAAGTTAAAAGAAAATCCTAAATTGGTAATAAAACGAGGTGTTATTACTTACAAAAACGAACTTGGTAATATTCGTTTTAATGATGGTAGTGATGATAATTTTTATAAATTAGATTTAGATGATTTATGGTTTAGTTTTGCGGATATTTTATCAGACGATTGGGAGGTAGTAGAATGATTAAATTTCTAATAGGTTTTGGAATAACTATATTCTATCTTGTTATTTATGAAATTAGTAAGAGAACTGATACTTTTACAAACCTGATTACAATAATAATTATTTGCAGTGGTTGTTACTATCTTGGCGATATGGTTATGTATAGATATTTAGGTAATTTAAAATGAAAAAACATAGTGATTTCTCACCTAGTTCTTTTGAACGTAGGTTTTTATGTCCAGCATCTTATATGATGGAAAAGGATTTACTCCCAACTAAAAGCAAATATGCTGATGAGGGTACTTTATTGCATGAATTAGTTACTATTGATATAAGGGAGTATTTAAGAATACAAAATGATAAACCGGTTTTGGACGCATATTTACATTATTTGGAAAATGTAAAACATAGTGAAAATATTAACAAACATCTTATTGTTGATTGTTTTAAGTCCTTTATTGAAATTAAAAAACAACTATTTGATGTAGATGTAATTTTAGATAAAAAGTTTGCTTTGGAATATTTAGATGATAATGAAGCAGGAACAGTGGATTGTATTATTACAGGCAATAATTTTGATGATAGACATCAAGTACACGTAATTGATTTCAAGTTCGGTTATGGTGTAAAGGTTGACGCTTATATGAACTATCAACTACTCAATTATGCTAAGGGTTACATAAAGAGTAATTATCATACTATAAAAGATTATGATTTACACCTCCATATATTCCAACCGACATTTTCAAATAGTTGTTGGAGTTTGGATGAAGAGGAAAAGTACAAATGGATTATCAGTGATAACTTCTACAAAAACGTAGTAAGTAAATGTAAAAAGTTAGAACCAGAATTTAATCCTAGCGTAAAAGCCTGTAAATTCTGTCGTGCAAAGTCTATTTGTAAGCCACTATCTACTAATATTGTTGTTAAGGATAAGTATACCTTAACAACTGATGAGATAAAAGATTTTCTTGACAAAAAGGAGTTAATACTGTTATATATTATGGGCTTGGAAGATCACGCTAAAGGTATTCTTGAAAACGGCGGACACATAAACGGCTATTCTTTAGTAGACAAATATTCAAATAGAAAGTGGATATATGATGCTGAAAATGAGTTAGTTAATATGTTAGGTGATAAGGCTTATAATATCAAGAAAACCATTATCGGAATAGGACAAGCTGAAAAATTATTAGGTAAAGAGCAAGTAGATAAATTAACCGAGAAAGAACTAATTGGAAAAGTATTACAAGTAGCAGAAGACAAATTAAAGAATTTAGATTAAAAAGGTAAAATTATGAATACTGATAAAAAATATATAGAAGTAATTTTAAGTAATGTAAAAATAGATTATCCATCGTTATTTGAAAAAGCTAACAATCCTAAATACCCAAAAGACGAGAAAGAAAGAAAATATGCGTGTAGTTTTTTATTACACAAAACCAAACATGCTGAAAAAGTTGAAGAAATAAAGACGCTTATAAAAACTTTATTCAAAGAAAATAAAATTGCTTTAGAAAGCGACAATCATAAAGTTTTTAAAGATTTAGCACCTCTTGCAGAAGCAGACGAAACTAAAGAAATTTTACGAGATTATTACAGATTAAGCTCTTCTAACTTTTCAAGACCTACAGTAACTGATAGAAAAAATGACCAAGTTGTAGATAAAGAGTTAGTAAAAAGAGGTTCTATAGTGCATGCTTCTATTACCTTTTTTATTAATGGTAATAATACTTTATCCTGTAAATTAGAACACGTTAAACACATAAGAGACGATGAACCTATTTTAACAGGCAATGCTCCAAAAAATGCTACTGATAAGTTTGCATTACTTACTGATGATGTAGAACCAGAGAACACAGCAGAAAACGAAGTAGATTTATTCTAACATATTAATAAAATGAAATGGTTCTTGGATACCGAGTGTTATCCTAACTATTTTCTTATCGTACTCAAATCCTTATCTGGTCAGTTATTGGAATTTGAGTACGACCAAGAAACTGGTTTTGATAAAACACAGCTTGTTAATATATTATCACGTGATCTTACAATAGGTTTTAATTCCAGATTTTATGATATTCCTATGATAATGAGGTTTATCAAGGAAAACGATAAACCTACTAATGACCAGTTAAAAAGATTGTCTGATGATTTGATACTTTCTGATAATAGTTTTGATATTATAAGTAGCAGTTTTTTATGGAAGCCTAAAAAATGGAATCACATTGATATAATAAGGGTGTTACCTGATAAGTGTTCGCTTAAAATGTATGGTGCAAGGATTCATACTAGAAAATTACAGGATTTACCTTATGATCCAACAAAAGTACTTACAAGAGAAGAGAAAAACATACTCAAAGCTTATTGTATTAATGACGTTGATATTACACGGGATTTGTACTTACATTTACAGGAAGAATTAAGAATTAGAGAAGATGTAGGTATAGGTATATATAAAAAACTTCCTTTGAGCTTACAAAAAAAATATAATGAAACTTTTGGCGTTGATATTAGGAGTATGTCGGATGCAGATATTGCAGAGATTTATTTCAAACTCAAGTTTAATGATTTATCCATCCCTAAAGGGCTGCATTTAAGTTTCAAATATAAACCACCACATTATATTTCTTATTATAATGAGAATATAACCAATATATTAAAGGAAATAACAGAGTTTGAATTTACAGATAAAACCAATTTGAAGAAAGATGTTAGTTTTGTTGGCAGAGAAATAAAAACCAAGACAAACAGCTTTACTATTGGAATCGGTGGACTTCATTCAAAAGAAGAAACTATATCTGTAATTAAAGCTGACGATGAGTTTCTTATAGATGTTGATGTTACTTCATATTATCCAAGTATAATTATAAACAATGGGATATATCCAAAAAACATAGGTAAAGACTTTTTAGAAGAATATAAGACTTTGTTAAATAGACGTCTACAAATAAAAGATAAAACAAGTGTTCCTAGTAAGTTTTTCAAGATCGTACTTAATGGAACTTTTGGTAGGTTTGGTTATAAGAAAAGTATTTTGTATGATTTAGAGAAGATGATACAGACTACTATAACAGGTCAACTATGTTTATTAATGCTTATTGAAGAGTTGGAAAAACATGATTTTGAAATAATATCTGCTAATACTGATGGGCTTACAATAAGAGGTAAGTTAGTTGATATTGACAAGTTTGATGAGGTATTGGGGAAATGGGGGTTTATAACAGGTTTTGAGCTGGAAAAAACATATTACGATAGTATTTACATAAGAGATGTTAATAACTATTTGGCAATAAAGTCAGATGGTGGAGTTAAGACTAAAGGATTTTTAAGTATGAATGATTTATCAAGGAACGCTCATCTTGGAATAGTAAAGAAAGCTGTTAGGAATTATCTTACAAATGAATACCCAATTGAGAATACTATTAGAAACGGAGCAAAAGAAGATTATATATTAACCAAGAAAACAAAGTTTGGTGCTAGTTTTAAAGGTGAGTATTTAGGTAAAGTTGTTCGTTGGTATTATAGAATTGACGGGGATTATATTCTAAATATGAAAGGACATAAAGTACCAGACGCTAATGGTGCATATCCAATAATGAACTTGGATGATGAGATGGTTAATATTGATTACGGGAGGTATTATCAGGAAACAATTAAAACATTAAAAACAATAGGAGTTAGTTTATGAAGAGAAAAAAAGAATTACCTGATATTCAAGATTGGGAAGTTAAAAAAGTAAGTTCAACTTTAACTCAAGAAGATGTTAATAAGTTATTTGAGTATAAAGATGGGGATTTATATTGGAAAATTGATATTTATTCAGGTAAAAATTATATAAGAAAACATGTAAAAAAAGGCGATAAAGTTGGTTGTATATCAAAAACTACATCTGGTATATATTATAAAAAAGTTTTTTATAATAAAAAAACTTATCAAATATCAAGAATAATATTTTTAATACATAATGGGTATTTACCTGAAAAAATAATATATAAGGATAATAATACTTTAAATACAAGAATTGAGAATTTATTGGAAGCAAACCTTTCTCAAGTGTTTTATAGAAAAAATAAATATTCACATAATAAAACTGGCTATAGAGGAGTTTGTTTTTGTAAAAGAACTAATAAATATAGAGTTATTATTAGAAAAAACAATATCAGAATATTTTTAGGTAATTATGAAACGCTTGAGGAAGCGTCTGGAGTTTATAATATAGCAAAAGAAAAATATCATGGTGAACTTATTAAAAGGTGTAAAAATGATTAAAATTTTAGCTTGGTTATTATTAATATTATTTTCACCTCTTATACTTATTATTGGTAATTTAGTAGGTATTTTTATGCTTATACATGCAATATTTTGTGAGATGGAAAAAATACTTAATTATCAAATACAACCATATATTGCTTGGAAGATAAAAAGTGTTAGAGAAAGATTTAGAAAAAAAGATAGTAATTAAAGCTAAAAAACTTGGTTATCTTACATATAAGTTTGTATCACCAAGTAATAGAGGAGTGCCAGATAGAATTTTTATAAATGAGAATGGTAAATTGTTTTTTGTTGAGTTCAAGTCCAAAAAAGGTAAGTTAAGTCAGTTGCAAATATTAAAAATATCGGAATTAGTAGCAAAAAAACAATCAGTATTTGTAGTTAATGATGAGGAATTAGCTATGAAAATAATAACAGAATATATGAGTAAATAAATGAATTTTAAATATACAAGACACGTAGGAAAAATTAAATTCTACCAAGAACATAAAGGTTATGGTTTTATTACTTGTAATGAATCAGGTAAGGATTATTTCTTTAATAATCTTATTGCTGAAAAATACGGCATAACAGAAAGGTATAAAAATTATGAGGTTAAGTTTGAAGTTGCTCATGATATAGAGAAACGTAAAACTTTTGTACATAGTGTAAGTGATGTTGAGGATTAAAATGGATGATTGCGTTTTTGCTATAATTATGATGTTTATTATGGTTATTATGGTTATTCTACTGATTATATAATTAATGACTTATTATATCTGTCCACATTGTAAACACGAATATTCACCAAGATTTTTTGTATACTACAATTGTATAGCTTTTTGTACATGTTGTAATAAATTTTTTCAAAGTTTAGATGCTAAAAGAAAACCAACTTTACCATTATCAACAGGAAGTAGTTAATAATATTCTTAAAACAAAAAGAATATTTGTTACTCAAGAAATGGGGCTTGGTAAAACAATTGCGTCAATAACAGCTTTTATTAGAATATTGAACAAAGAAGTTAAAAAATGCCTTATTATAGCTCCTTTAAATGTAGCTAAGTCCACTTGGGTAAATGAATTATCTAAGTGGGAGCATACAAAAGACTTAAAATACTCTCTTGCAATAGGTAGTGAAAAACAAAGGTTATCTGCTCTGCAAAAAGAAGCTGATGTTTATATCATCAATCAAGAGAACGTGCTATGGATGTTTCATAAAGGATTTAAAAAATATGGATTTATTATTGTAGATGAAAGCACTGGTTTTAAGTCTCATAGCTCCAATCGTTTTAAAGCATTAAGACATTTTACATCTCTCTATATGGTACTTCTTACTGGCACACCATATCCTAATGGGTTTATGGACTTATGGAGTCAGATATATTTACTTGATAAAGGACAGAGACTTGGAAAATACATAACTCACTATAGAAATCAGTATTTTACTTATGATGAACATAAGCGTAAATATATCTGTCTATATCCAAATACAATACTAGATAAAATAAAAGACATTACTATCTCAATGAAAGCTGAAGACTATCTTGAATTACCGGATAAAATATCTAACGTGGTAAAAGTTGATATAGATAATTATGATTTATATAAAACATTTGAGAAAGAATATTACTTGCGAATTAACAATGATGAAATAACAGCGGTTAATGCAGCAGTATTATCGTCTAAACTGCTTCAATACTGCAATGGAGCTGTTTATAGTGAAGAATTTTATGATAATCCAAGATGGGGTAAAACTCTTGTTCATGATAGTAAAGTAGATTATTTGGATGATATGGCTGTTGTTAATCATTTTACAAAAAAATTAAATGTAGCTAGTTATGGTAAAAATAATATAGAGATTAAACGAATAACAGGTAATTTTAGTAATATTAATAATAGGTATAAAATAGTACATAACAACAAAATAGACTATTTAAAAGAGTTTATAGAGCTTTATTCAGATGAGAATATATTAGTAGCTTATAACTTCAAAAGTGATGAGGAAAGAATAAGATTAGCTATTCCAACAAGTATTACATTAAACAGAAATAACATCGTTGATGTGGAAAAACGATGGAATAAAGGTGAGATAAAATTACTACTTTGTCAAAGCGGTACTGCTAAAGGATTAAATTTGCAGTATGGTGGTAGGATTATTGTGTGGTTCGGTATTACTTATAACTTGGAGCATTATTTACAATTCAACGCAAGGCTTCATAGACAAGGTCAAACTAAACCTGTTCTTATCTATCACATAGTTGCAAATAAATGTAAGGATGAACAAGTTATGAAAATACTTGATAATAAAAACACAACTTCTGAGATGATATATGAGGTATTAAAAAATCGTAATTAAAGATATAACTTAACCCCACACTTACTGTATTTAATTGGTATACCTGCCGACTTTTATCAGATCAAATACTGGAGCGGATAAGTTATAAGAAAAATTATATAATATTTATTTGTATAAGTAAAGTGTTAAATAATAAAAACCCCAATTAGTGGTTTAATTGGGGTTTTAGGTTTTTATCAACAATAAAAAAAGAGAGGTTAACTGATAACCTTTTATGTGCGATTAGGAATATATCACATTTATTTGGAAAGTTCAATACGATAAATGTCATATTTTAGCTTAAATAAATATAATTCATTTAACCAGTTATTTAAATTATCACATTTATTGTAAGGCACGCAAAGTTTTTTAAACTCATTTGTAGCGTTTTCAGACATTAACGGCAAAGGTGGAAGATTAAGTGTCGTTATACTATTTCTTGTTTGTGTCTGACAACCTATCAATAGAATCGCCAATATCACTATGAGTAACACTTGTTGTAGCTTCCATAACTTTATTTTGGACATCTATTACCTTATCTTTAGTAGTTATGTTCTGTTCTAATACTTCTTTCTCTGCCTTTAGGGTTTTGTTACGATTAAAAAGGTAAAGTGCAAAGAATCCTACAATACCAAGTAATATTTCTTTCAAGTAAGCAAATATAAGCATATTAAAATTGTTGTTGGTTAATTAGAACTTTTTTATTTTCATCTTTCTTCTGTTCTTGATTTTGATCTATAGTAGTTGGATTTTCAAATTTATTAAATATCTCAATAGTAGGTGAGAAGAAATCATCACAAGACATTGTTAAGTAACCTGTTAGAAGTAATAATAAAGCTCCTATAAGTTTTTTTAAGCTAACCATAATTTTATCTCTTCTTCACGTCTAGCAAGCAATCCTTTTGATACTACTTTATTAATATATTTCCAACGTCTAAACTGATCAGGTATTTTATCAAACAATCTTTTATTAATAAACTTAAGTAACGTTGATTGTTTAAAACTTTCAACACCTATATTGTATATAAGGCTTATTAAAGCGTCAAATTGATTTTGATTGATAATTACCTTAACAAGTATGTTTAATGACTTCTCACGTGGTTGTAAGTCTTTTTTAAGTAATGTTTCTGCTTCTTCTTTTGTAATAGTTGAGGGAAAATGTTCAAATGGTAGTATTACATGACCATAGCCGATAGTAGTTTTTCCAGCAGGACAGATGTATTCCTTATCGCCAAAACCCTCAAATTTCTTGATTAAATCCAATCCTTTTTGGGAAGTTTTCACGATTGTGGTGAGAAATCAAGTTTTAGTCCTGTGATTATTTGTGTAATAAGTTCACCAAGTTGCTCAAGTGCATTATCATTGCCAAATATGTAATGGGAGAATAATACAAAACAAGTAATAAATCCTATCCAGAAGTTTTTGTTTGTAAGAGTTGTTTTTACAAACTCAAACATCAATATCACCTAAATCAGTTCCGTCAGATATACCATGAACAGCTTGTAATAAGGTTACAAGTGATAATGATAACTGTCCAAATACCTTTACAAAATGATCAAGGTCGTTTGCTGCTGTTAGCATCATCAGGAGTAGAACATTTACAAGTACAAGATTCACTTGGATTAGATTCCAAGATTTTATATGTTTTATTATCTTGTAAAAGATGTTCATTTTTGAGTTTATAATAATAGTATTTATAACTTATATATTTGAATTTTTTATAGTCTTCACTACCTATAGTAAAAATCAAATTTATAAAAAAATTCTATATATTGATTTTACATCAATCTTTTTTGTAAATATGAAACTTATAGTAACACAGTACAATAATAAAAAAGTAAAAAACAACAATAAATTAATCATCTTGCATACCAAGGAACGTCTTGTGGTTCAAGTAACCAATCTTTACTATCTATTGCTTTTTCTTTTAAAATAGTTTTACTACCACCAATATTTTTTTTGATAGCATCATAAGAATATACATTAGCTTGTTTTAATAAAAACTTCAAGATATTTGTTTCACTTCCTTTTTCAATTAGTCCAATTAACTTAGCAGTTGTTTCAGGTTTATCAAAACTGTTAGCAACACCCCTCATAATTGTATTGGAAATATAGTTCACAGTACCAGCTCCAATGATTGTTCCTATTGGTCCAAACCCTGCTGCACTGCCTATTGCTCCAGCTACAGCAGCTTTAGTTGTAAACCTGCTTAATACTCCTTTGATATTTTTATCACTATTAATATTTATTTTTATTTTGTCAGTTATTTCACCAACTTTTTGTAAAACAACAGGTAATCTTTTTATAATAAATTCAGCTTGTTTTTCATCTCTAACTAAACTTCTAATTAGATTTTCATTGTTTAAAATATTGTTTTGTATTTTAAATGTATTGAAATCAAATTTACTATTGGTTTTTTCATAATTTATAAAATCATCTAATATAAGTTTTTTAAGTTTTATTTGTCTTAGAGCATCAAAAAGCTCTTTAGCCTTACCATCTATTTTTGATATTATTTCCCTGTTTTCACCAATATCCAAGTTATATTTATGAGCTATACTAGATAAACCTTGATCATTACTTGCATTTTTAAATTCACGTGCTTTTTCTACATCTTTTTTACTAGGAAATTTAATAACATTATTTGTATTTGTACTTGTACTTGTATATACTTTTCCTATTTCATAACCATCTTTGTCAATATAACTACGCTCACCGGTTAAAGGTTTTTTATTAAGACCTCTTCTGTAAGCAAACAATATCTTTCTATAATAGTCATCTGCTAATTGTTTATTTTGTTTTAAAATATCTTCTTTAGTATGGAAGTTTTTATATTGTTCAGTAGTATTACTTAAAGCTTTTCTTACCTGTTCAACACCTCTACTGGTGTTCATTATGTTAGATATATAGCCAGTAGGTTCACCTTGTAGCAGTGTTTTAATAATTTCATCTTGGGTAAAAGAGAAATAAACTTTAGAATCAAAATCTAAGGCTTTTCTATATGATGTTATAAATTCCTCCGGTAAATTACCAAAATCTGTATTTTTTTCTATTATTCTATCAATTAATGATACAGCTTTTCTTTGTAACTCTTCTACATTGCTATTTCCCCTATATGAAATATCATTTAAGCTTTGTCTTTTATTTACAAGTTCTATAGGATTAATAGCATTTTTTACTATTCTTCCATTTACATTTCTACTTTCAGCAGAAGAAGCAGATTGAAACAATCTATTAAAAGTATCTGAAACCTGTTCTATTGCTGAAATTTCAGCAGCATCATTTTTACTGGTAGGAGAGAATATTTTAAAATCGTCTGATAGTTGTTTTAATTCAGTCAAAAATTCTTCTAAACTAATAATACTATTCTCATTACTATTTAGAATTTGTCTATATTGATCGTGATTTAAATTTCTTTCTTTTGTTAAAACACTATTAAATTGAGGTAAAAGTGTTTTAAAATCCTCAATCTTATTTGTATAAGTAAGTTCACCAGCATTTTTAGTAAAATCACCTAAGTTTCTTTTTACTAAATCAATTGTACTTTGTTCTGTATTTTTTAATATCTTTTCTTTTAATGTGTAATCTGGTAAATATAAACCTAATTCTATTGCTTTATTGTTATTTTTTTGTAGTGTATAAGCATTTACTAAGTCTTTATTTTTAGATAATTCCTGTATAATAGTTTTTTTATCCGCACCATTATTGATCATATTAGCAAGTTCTGGACTTACTGCTTCAAGAAATTCCATATCAACAGGATTTCCTTTTTTGTTTAACAACCAAGCAGCAAAACTTGTGTTAGTTTTATTCATTATTCCTGTGTCAGTTGAAGCATATTCAATAGCTTCTTTAGATGCTTGTTCAATTTCTCTTAATCTTTTCATGGTTAATTTACCCGCTTCAGTATTTGATTTGAATACTAAACCATTTATCCAATTACCGGCAGTTTCTTGAACAGTATCTAAAGATTTGTATAACCCCTCTACAAAAGGTTCTTTAAGTTCAGCTACATTTTCCATTACTTTATTATACATGGTTTTTGGTAATGCTGTTTTTAATATATATTTAGCCCCACCAGTAACAACACCATAACCACCTCTTACTGATACATCACCTGCAATATAACCACCAAGAGTTCTTGCAGTATCTTCTATTGGTGCTTGCTCCCTTGCTATTTCATCTTCCTCTCTAAAATTATTAGCAAGGTATCCTCCAACTGCTGCTGCGGTAGTATTAACCGGGTTAACCTCAACACTTACCAAACCATTTAAAAAGTTTGTAACTTTATTATTTACCAAGAAATTTTTAGCACTAGGATTGCTAACAAGTGCTGCAACACCTTTACCAGCTAATTTTAAAACACCTCCCCCAGCAGACATTTCAACTAATGATTCTACTGTATGACCGGCAGATATATAGTTGTCTATTACGTATTGTTGATCAGTACCTTTGTATTTTTCTATAGCATCAGGTTTTAAATTATCTTCAACGTATTGCTCTGCTACTTTACCATTCCATAATTCATTAGCATCATTATAGGCTTGATCTGCTTGATACCTAAAATCTTTTGAGGTTTCTTCCATACCTAGATTTTCAGTCAAATTAGCCATTCCACCACTAATTCCACCATAAATAGCATTACCAGCGGCAGCAACACTGTCAACAGTTTTACCTAATCCTTTATTAAAACCATAAGCACCGCTAGTTACTTTTTCTTTAAAAGATGGTTCTTCTGCTTTTTGTATATTTTCGTCTTCATCTGGTAAATACCATAAGCGAGGGTCTGGTTTTTCAGATTCATCAAAAAACCCACTATCTTTATGCTCACCATGTTTTTTTAAAGCATCTGCCCAAAAAGCTTTATCTTCTTCACTTAAATTAGTTTGATCTGGTATTTGCAGTTTTACTAAAGCCATTATTTACCTATAGCCCCTTTATTTTTATACATATTATATTCCTTACTGTTAGTATCAACAATTAAGTTTAAATTACTTTGTTCAATACCATATCTATCTTTAACAAACTTATTATAACCATCATTTATATCACCTAATTCATTTTCATCTAATATATTTACAGCATTATTTTTATTATAAGCATTTTTAGCAGCCCTCATTTTTATAATAGATTTTATTAATTTAGGTCTTTCTTCTTTTAAAAATTGTAATAAAGCTTTACGATCTCTTTCAATAGATGGGAATTTTGCAAGTACTCTATCACCCTCATCTTTTCCTAACTGAGCGCCAAGAATAGGCTTTAACATTTTTTCAAAATCTATACTACTTAATTTAGCATAATCTAAATTTGGATCTAAACCAAAAGCCTCTCCTAAAGTTCTTCTTATTTTAGCAACATAATTTGAACCAACTAAATTTGGTGTTTCAATAGCAATTTTACCAAGTCTATCATAAGTTGTTAATACGTTCTCACTAGATTCTAATTTAGGATCAAGTTTTTCTTCTATATATTTTCTGTTAGATTTTATATTTGTTGTTAATATAGTTTTTTGTTCTTCTTTACTCATAGGATTTTGAGCTTCCATTGCAGCTTTTTTCGCTTGAGCTCCATACAATTCAGCATGAGCTTTATTAGTTTCAATACTAGCTCTACTTGCTTCGGCAGAAGCTCTTAGTTGATCTTGTTGTAGTTTTCTTGTCTCTACAATAGCATCCAATTCTTGAGCTTGATATGTAGTTGCAAACCCCTTATAACTACCTCTATTTTCAGGAGGTATAGTGTTCATAATAGGGTTAAATATATCTTTTATCGGTAATGTAATAATTTGTCCGTCTTCTTGTTTAAACGCACTATGTCCGTTTTTAGAAAACAGATATTGACCCAATTTTTTACCTGTTTTTTCCTCATAACCGCTAATTAATCTTGGGGCTAATATGTCTAGTTGATCATACTTACCTTGTTGAATTAAACTACTAGCCATCTGCAAATCTGCATCGTAATCAGCAACAAAACTTTTAAGTTTTTCATCCTTAAGTTGGTTTCTACCACTCTCCATTTCAAGAGCATATTTATTCATAGCAAGCTCTTTTGACATATTCTCAAGTTCAGCAAGCTTAGCTTCTCTCTCTGAATCATGAGAAAATCCAGCAGCAAAACCTCTAAGAATAGCACTAGTATCAGCTTGACCTTTATTCATAGGTCTTCCTATGCTATCAGCTTGTTTGTTTAAAGCATCACTGAAATTATCCTTATATGTTCTTCTATTTAAAATATCTTGGTAATCTTTCATTATTTCTTTATTACCGGTTTAATTATTTTATCAGCTAAATTACCACCTAGTCCTCCTGCTAAAGTACCAAGTCCAGTTTTTACAATAGTACCAAAAGGATCATTATTAGCATTAGCTGCCTGTTCGTTTCTAAATCTTTCCTGTTCTAATCCGGATGCTTGCAGCTCATTAGATTGTTTTTTATACATAGCATCATTGGTAACACCTATTGCATTAATAGCGTTAGTATTGTTATTAGCTATAAAATTTAGTCCAATTTTACTTGGGTCTCTGCTATTAAGCAGATTTAACGTAAGCTCACGTCTAGCTAGTTCTGACTGTCTTTCCGCTTTACCTTTATCAAGTTTTAATCCCTCTGTTGCTAAATCCTGTTGTCTTTCTGCTACTTGTGCATTTAATATAGCATTTGCTCTCTGTTGCTCTAACTCCTCAACACCTAAATCCTGTTGTCTGATTTTAAGCTGGTTATCACTATCTTGTGCAAACTGCTTATACCTTAAATCCCCCTCTTGTGCTAAAGTACTACCTGATTTAATTAGATTATCAATAGACTGTTGTTTTAGATTATTTGCAAAAGCATATTCTTTAAGGTTATTTTCTATTTCAGTATCTACCTTTTGTTTTTGCAAACTAATCATAGTTCCAAGAGCAGTGGTTGAATTATTTAAACCCATTTCTCTTAGTTTAACATCTAATCCATTGTATCTAATATCAAAACCTCTATCCATAGCAAGTTTATTTGCATCTTTAAAAGCCCTTATCATTGGACCATATCTTTTAATTGTCATAGGATTTGATACTTCAAGTCCTGTTATAGTATCCTGCAAATCCCTAAGTCTATTACTTACATCACTAACAGCAGCAGCATAACGCATATCAAAAGGTAATAATTCTCTAATTTCTGGTAAATTCAAATCAATATTAGGCAAATTAGCTATTTCAGGCAACAATGTTTCAAAAGGAGCATCTAAAGGTACTCTACCGGATAGATCATTAATCCGGATTTCAGTATCACCGGCAGAACTTTCCAAATTTGATGCTTCATTTTCCAAATTAGATATTTCAGATTGCAGTCTTCCTATAATATCTGTATTTGATCCCACATTGCCAAAATTAGTATTAGAACTAGTTCTATTATACTCATCCTTTTTTTGTTGTATGAGATTCTTAAGTTGCAGATAACGTTCACCTTTAGGAGATTTTTTAAATACAAATTCCTGCCCGCTTACTGCATCAAACATCCTCATATAATTAATAGGAGGGTTATTTTTAGTAGCATCAATAGGTGTATAAGGTGTAAAATTTATCGGTGGAGCTTCATCGTCATCACCGCCAAAGAATCCTCCCATTAGCAAATACCTAAATAATAATATTTTTCATTATACTTCATAAATCCAAAATGATTAAGTAACCTCAAACTCTTGATATTGTTAAGCCTTGTAATAACTATATCATAACCTACTTTAGAGCATATATCAATAAACTTGCTTTTAAGATTAAAATACAACTCCTTATTAAGCCATTTGGAGCGGTATGGGATGCGAATAAACAAATCAAGTACTCCTTGCTTATTGGTTCGTTTAAATACCTTTATAATCCCTGTTATATTGCCATTATTGTATAACAATATATTTATTATACCTTTTTTAAAGTAAACTTTAATCATTATCGGTAACTCCTTTATTAATTAATGCTTGTCTTACTTCATCGTCAAAATGTCGGAGTCTCAACTGCCCAAGAGGGATACATCTACCCTCTACTCTACAAGTATCATTAGGTGCTATATATCCTTGTTGAAAATAACGCGGTTCGTTATAATCATCATACCAAGGTATGTTATTCCAATCTCCTATGTCCTGATAAGGTATTAAATGATCATCTTCAATACATTCAGGAGCTATATTAAATGATTCAAGCACTTCTGCTACATTTAAGGTTTGATCTTCTGGGAATTCATAACCTACATCAAGGTTTTTAAATAAATAAACCCGATTGTCTGAATATTCTCTAAGAGAAAATAATTGTGGGTTATAAATTGGATAAATAGTGCTATCCATAATTTTACTTGGTTGTAAAAATCCCGGAATAAATGCAAGTAGATTATCAACCCCTACATCATTTTCATATTTAACAGGTATAAATGGAGTATTGGGATTATTTGCAGGTTCATTAAACAAAGTACTATCTAATGAACCATCTATTATTTTATCGGATGTAATACTATTATCCTCAAAATGTTTTGTTTCTAAAATATTCACCGATAAAAAACTATTAGTTAAACTATCATCAATATTTAATTGACTTAATTTATCTATTTTATCACCTGTTATTGTATGATCTTCAATATCTTCATTTAATAATTTACGCCAAATATGAGTATTTTGATATCTACCAAATAAAATACCATAATCAACAGTACATCTTATAGGTATTACATTACCGGAATCATCAGTACATAATACGGAGTTATTAGGTATTTTCTGCAATTTATTAAGAGGTATGGAATTATCGTCTACAATATCTACAATATCTACCCAATTAATGTTACCATCACCTACATTAATAAGAAACTTATCAGGTTCAATTTTAAGACTTATGTTCAATATTTTTTCAAATTCTGTTTTTAAGGAAGTATTTATATAATTACCAAGATCATTAAATTCTCTATATAAATCTGCTGTTCTAAAACTTTTTATTGTTTTAGCTAAAGATTTAAATTTTTCTTTATTTCTAACGTAATCTGTTAACATTATACAAAACCTAATTTCTTTTGCAGATTTATATCAAGAGCATATTTATTTATGAATTTTTCACTTGTGACATTATTATAATTAATCCTATCAGGAATATTAATTATGTTGAAAGTATTATCTTTTAAATGATTTGATTTAATACTCAACTGATTTGCATTTTTTTTATAAGCTTTAGTGTTAGGTACAGCTTCAAGTTTTTGATAAATAATAGGTGGTACAGGTGTATAAATATTTTGCGGTATTTTCTGTAAATCAGCATTTGTATTTATTAAATAACTATACAAATTATTATAATACTTCAATTGAGCATCATAATTTGTAGCTCTTTCAAAAAAAGTATCATAATTTAAATTCCAATATCTAAAAAAATATCTTAAATCTTCCCCTGATGGACCTTTTCCTCTATTAAAATTATCAATAGAAATAAAACTACTAGCTGCAATACATAGTGAATATAACTGATTCAAATAATTATTAGCGTCTATTAATTGTTTGTTTACACTATTATATAAATTAAGTTTTTCAGTATATGCAGGATTTACATATACATTATCTGGTTGAGGGTCTTGGTAAGTATTTAATTGATAAGCATTAGCTATTGAATAAATACACAATTTGTAAGTATCTATTGTTTCAGTAGCATTCTGATCTGGTTTAGCTATTACTACTGAATTCAAAGGAATTACTGCTTTATGTAATATTCCTTTGCCAAATTTATCAAGATTGGTTAAAATCAATCTCATATCAAAACTATTATCCTTGATTCTATCAAAAGCAATAGAGTGATTTTGATAAGTTAGAAAAACATCTGCTCTTTCTCTAAATGTTTTTATATCAGGATGTAACTTATCATAAGTTATTGAGTAATAAGCAAATTTATTGTTATTGATACTATTATTAATAACATGTCTATTTTCTACTTTTATATTATTTACTAGATAATTTTTTCCATCATTATTAATATGATCTGATGTTATAGTATTTACATCAATGTTGTTAGCTAGAATAGTTTTATCATGAAAGTTATTGCTTTCTATTTTTATTCCCCTAGTGTATTCAGAAAAATTATATTTAATAAAATTACTAAAAATACCACCTAACCCAAAATTATCGTATTTAATATTATGAGTCATTATATTAGTTGAAGAGTTTATAAATAGGAGGGAAAAAGGTTCAATATTATTTATTTTAATAAGATCAATTCCATTATTTTGATAATTTACATCTTTAAGACTATCAAAAACAACTTTTCCATCTCCTATATTTTTTATTACACAATTAACATTATCTATAACTCCATTATATGATTTTGCACCAATATTATTTATTGAAGTAACAACTTTCCTGTTTAAATAATCAACAAGATTATTTATTTCATTATCAAAATCCTTATATGTAACATCACTGTTACTTTCTGATAAAGACTGATAAAAACTGTTATCTCTTGTAAAATTACTTATCATATCTAACCAAGTTTTGCTTGTATTGCCGGTGATAAATGCTCAACTGTTATTGTATTTTTAGCCAATATATTATTTATATTATGACATTTATTAGCATCATTATTCCTATTAAACCAGCAAACAAGTCTGTTTGAGTTAATAGAATTAGATTTAAACACATTAGGTGATAATATATATCTTTTTTCAGCTCCAACTTTTTTACCTACTGGGTCTGTTAATGATAAATCAGTTATGCCGGTACTATTAGCATAATATTTAATTATATTTTTTACATAGAAATTATTAAATTTAGTAATAGGAATAGTATATGGTGTTCTTTTATATTGACCTACCGGTAAAATATAATTAAAAGCATAGTTATTTAGAAACATCCTATCCCATCTATTAGTAATATTATTTCTATTACCTATATTATTTAAGTTAATAAAATTTTTAGGAATAATATTACCCCAAATATAATTCATAAGTAACTGACTTGAATTTACATCAAAAGAATTTAAAGCTAATGAATTGTCAACAATTTTAGAAGTAATTATTGACCTATCTTTAATATAATCTGATATGATAGTGTTATCTAAAAGATTAGGTATAATATTTGATAAATTATAACTACCAATTGTATTAAAAGTTATTTTATTACCTGTTATTTTAGTTGTTCCATCAATAAAATTATTACTTACTCTATCAAACATAACCCCATTTGCAGTACAAACTATTGTATGGTTTGCCATATTTTGATTTTTTATCTGCTCTACATCACCATTTGCTGAAACTCTAAAAATTGAATTTATGATATTTTTGTAATTAAGTTTTTTTATACTTATTGAATTATCAGTAAAATCATCATTATTTATTTTTTTCCATATATAACCAACATCACTTTTACTTTTTAGAATACTATTAATATCAACTTGTAATAAAGAACCTACAATAATATTATCATTTAAATTATTTAATTTAAAAATAATCTCATTATTCAAATAATTAACAATATCGTTAAACCTAGTATCAATTTCTACTGATTTAATAACATTGTTGGGATATTTAAAATATTCAAGATTTTGGTTTAATAATTTAATCGGCATTTTTACTAGTTTTTTTCTCTATATTAATACCACCTGATAAATATAAACTATCAAATATAAATTCTTTATACGCAATACCACTTATCTTTAAAGAAATACTATCAGTATGAAATCTTAAAGTTTCCTGTGGATAAATTGCTTTTTCATTATTAGAAAACTCATCAATATCAAATCTGTTTATATCAAACTTACTGTCTATCTGATTAACTTTTATTTCAGTTAGTTGATAATCTGACATATCATAATTCAAATACACTTTTATTTTAACTAATATATCCTCACTTGATTGACAACTTAAGTATATATTTTCATTATACCAAGTAGCTGTAATATTAAACCAATTATAATACAAATTAAATGGTATAGGATTATTTTCCATATCCATATAATTTTTATATTTAAGTTTATCACAATAAACTAATACATTTCCTTTATTAGCTAAATAAAGGTTTTTAGAAACAGAATCATAAAGAAATGTTTTACTATCTGAAAAATTTTGAGTAAATATTGTCCAGAAACCTTGACCTTTTAGTTGATAAATATAACAGTTATGAATAAATCTGAATCCTACAAAACCTCCATAAGGATATACAAAACAATTAAGATTTCTATATTCTCTCTCGGTAATTAGATTCTCAAGTTGTTTTCTTATATAACTATTTACATTATCAGCAAAAAATAAATCTATATTAAGGTTATTGAAACCATCTATTTTTAAACTACAAATACCAAATTTTGATAGAAAAATAAAAACATTAGGTAATTCAACAAACATGTTTTTGCTGAAAATTCCAACAGGTTCGGTTTTTTGCCACCTGAAATCACCAAATTCTATGTTCTGACCATCATTAATAACAGTTGGATCATTACCGGTCCATATTTGTACTGATTCTTTACCCCAAAATAATATTCTTCCCTGATAAGTATTAAAACACTGTAAATCGTCTATCTTATTACTATTAGAAGCAAGATTTATAGACTCAATTATTCCTTTCTGATTATACCAGTTGAATATTGATTTTCTTTTTTCACAGTAATAAACCAACATTGATTTGTCAGGACTTCTAAATTTCTTATAAAAAGAACCTCCACTATCTAAAGCAAACAACCTATCATTAATAATGTTAATGTAACTAAAAGTTGGTATTGATTTTAAATATAAAATATTAGTAGGGTTACCTATAAAATTGTCTTCAAAAGTTAAATCTATTTTAATATTATCAGTAACTGTAAAAACAACGTTAGTAATTTTATTAGGTGTTTCTAACCTTAAACCGCTTACAACTTTAACAATATTATTAATAACTAAGTTTTCTCTTAATTCATTTTCATAAAGTAAATCTACTACCAAAGATAGAGTATTATTTGAATTTTTTGTAATGGATATTTGAGTTATCTGATAATCACTTTTTAACTCTTTTAAATCAACTCCATCATAATATTGTACTGGATCAATTCCATTACATATTATTAAATATCTTTGATAATTTATGTATGAAACAATAACATTAGGATTAAAATCCAAACCTAATATAGTTAAGTTATCCACAATATCAGAATCTATAAATTTATAAATCCCAGCTCTTTCTATCCACAAATTAAATTGATTGTCAAAAAAACTTATGTCTAAATTTACTTTAAAAAGTATGTCATCATTATTTTGTTCAACATCAAATATTTCACATTTATCAGAGTAACTGTCCTGCTCTATAAAAACATAAACATTTTCAAAAAAATATTTATATAAAATAGCTTTTTGATTTCCATTTAAAGCTCTTATATCAATTGCTATTTGTGTTAAATTATCTAAAAGTCTATTTTTAACAATATCTGTTTGAAAGCTTATATAAGGTGTTTTTATAAAATAAGTTTGATAAGTAATAATTTCAGAATTACCACTAAAATTAACATAATTCATCAACTTCAATTGATCATTAAAAATAATATCTGGGTTTACTGTTTGACTAGCTACTATTTTTGTACCATTTCTTACAGATAAATTATTATCTTCATTCAAAATCATATTTTGAATGTATTTAGCATATGATAAATTATCTATTGAATTCGAGTTAATACCATTGTTAGCTGCTTTAAATACAATAGCATTCTCTCTTCCTTGAAAATTACTTATAACTTTTGACATCTAAACACTCGTATAGAAGTTTACAACATCATTTAATTTTTCTTTATATAATGTATATACAGTAGATAACTTAGTCATTTGACCATTAGTAGTTAGAAATATGTAAAATATTGCTCCAAGAACTAGTGTCTGCATTACAAGTTCATCATAAATAACAACATCTGACTCAATATCAGCATTATTTACAACTTCAACTAGAGTTTTTAATTTTGGTATCTGAAATATCTTAACAAAACTATCGCCGTCAGTATCTTTAGGATAATCTCTACAGCCTAGTATCACCTTATTTTCAGATGGTATTATATAATATTGTTTTTCAGTTAAGGAAAGAGTATCATTTGTAAGTAAATCAAAAGAACTTATTTTAACATCATAATTATAGACTGACTTTAATCTATTACTTTTGAAATCAAATGCAAAAGAGTACTCAAGATTATTTAAAACAATTTTCTGTTCTTTATAAATTAAAAATTCCTTATAGTTTCTTAATTTTAGATAAATATCATTATTAGCAAAGTTAAGACAACGTAAGTATTCCTTACGTTGTCTTTCTGTAGCTAATGTACCAAAAGCAAATTGAGAAATAGTATCAATAAGTTCTGTAACATTCATTTAAAAAACTAGTTTTTATAAGTTACTCTTATGTTCATAAATGAACCGGCTATGGTATTTGCAGCTGCTAAAACTAATATAATTAATCTTGATTTACTAACAGAAAAACTAATATTACTTCTAACTGTTAAATGATTTGCAAAAGCTGCTATAGCATCTGTTTCAGTTCTGTTTAAACCTATAAATTCAACACCAACTATATCTGAATTAATACCTATGTTTGATAAAAAGACAGACATGTAATTAACTGTAGTTCCATCAAAAGTAGCTGGAATAACTATAGATATTATTTTATCAACATAAGTACCGCTAGTAGTGTTACTAACTGCCGGTAAGATAGTAGCTTTATCACTGTTATTAGCAGCAGTAGCGTTTGCTTGTGTCATTGCTATGTTAGGATTACACCCTACAAAATTAACCCCAGTAATACCTAAAGCTGTTGCATCATTTGGTAATTGAGCAACGCTAGCTGCTCCTGTTATTGTGTATTTTACAACTAAATTCATTTTATTACCTATTTATTAAATTAATGTGAAAGAATGTACAATACCAGTTTCAAGATATGGGAATGTATTTACATTTTGGTATCTTTTAGATGGAAATTTAACAACTTTCATACCATCAAGAAGTCTTATACCCATTTCATACTGATTTTCATGATCCATTTCTTTTATGGTAATTTTAGGAGTAGTACAGATAGCTTTAGCAAAAGCCATTGAACCACATAATGCCCCATAACCAATATCAACGCCTGCATCAGTTGTAAAATTCAAATAATCAAACTCATCAATACATACTATATCAATACCACTAATTCTACCGATATAATCAGTACCATTAAAATAAGTAGGTTGTCCATCTTCTCTAAAAGGTCTGATTAACATCTCTTTTACAATAGGATTTTTCAAGAATCTTGCTTTAACTCTAGGTCCTATGAAATAAGTATAACCCATACCTTTAAAACCTTGGTAATTAGTATAATACATAGGTTTTATAGAACCCTCTGTATTTATCTTTCTACCGCCAGTTTTAGCAATTTGAAGTAAATTATTAATATGATCTATATTACAATAACCGCTGGTATCGTCAGCATAGTTAGTTGTTCCTATATTTCCGTTATTTCCAGGAACTCCAACTACACATCTTTGTTGAACTGTTTGACCAGCAGCAATTACGTTTCTAATTGATTCAGCACCAAATAATACACGATCAGAACTAATACCATCGCCGTTAGCATCTATTTGATTAATAACACAAGTTTTAATTTTAGGTGTAAAATAACTTTCAAAATCACTAGTTACTTGACCATCACCTAGTAAATAATCTTTACTTATATGGTCATTTTTACCTTTACTACCATAAGCAAAACACCAAGCAAATTGATTAATGTTTCTTCTTTTAGTTAAAAGTTCACGTTTAATTGTTATTTGCTCATTAACGCTTTTAGTAAATTGGAATTTAGCTAGATATTCAGCAATATCAAAATCTTTAGCACCTACTGCAAATCTAGTTTTACCTATATTCATTGTGCAGTTTACAGGTGTATCTAAAGTTCCTTTACCCTCTAAAGTATTTTCGTCATAAACTTCATTTACTTTACTGTTGTAAGTCATACTAAACACAAGTTCAGCACCTTTACCTTTATCAACATTTTTTTGTAAAGCTATCATGGAATTACCGGTAGAACCCATATATTTATTAAAAGGGTCTTCTGCCAACATTTCTTTCCAAAATGGGTCTAATACATCTCTCTGAAATTTATTCTGATCTTTTGGTTGACTAAAATTAAATATAGCCATTCTAATTACCTCGTTACTTATTAATTAATATTAATCGCTTATTAATACTTATTAGGTAAATAACTAATAATATTTAAAGTAAGTTTACACGCTTTAAAGTAATACTAATTATGTCTATTATTACATATCAAATAAACTTTGCAAATGATCATCATACTTTTTAGTTGTACTAAAACTTGATGATCTTGAATGTATCTGTTTATTATCGTTTTTATCAAAATAATTGTCAACACTTTCTTTATTTGTGTTAATTTGTTCATTTAATTTTGATATTTCATCTTGCAAGCTGTTAACAAATGCAAATATATTTTTATGTTTTTTTAATCCTTTTTCAAAAATATTTCTATAATCCTGACCAAGCATCAATAACTTTTCTATAGCATCAGTAGGCTCTGCTTCCTCAAGATAATCCAATAAACTTTGTCTTTCATCAATATTTAACAAATGAACTGAATCATAAAAAGCTTTATAATTAGTATCAACCTCTTTTGATTTATTATATTTCTTAAAGTTTTGAAATTCATTCTCAAGTTTTTCAAGAATTGTTTTTGATTTACTATCAGTTTTAGAAACCTCATCTTTTGTTTCCAATTCATCTTCTTTAAAATCAAATATTGAAGTTAATTTATTAACAGCATTATTAAACTCCTCCACATCAAGATATGTATTATCCGGATCAAGTATAGATTTTTTCAATTCCTCAATTGTAGAGTTGAATTTCTTTTTACTTAAAACAAATTTTTGATTAGTAGTCTGATAAGTTCTTTTAGTATCATTTAAAGCTTTTTCCAAACTTTTTACCTGTTTTTCAAGATCAGTTTTATCCTCAACTACCTTTTTATCATCCTTAACAGATTTTTCTTCTTCAATACCTATATCTTTAGTTTCAGCTTCTGTTGTTTTTTCTTTAACTTCTATATCAGCTTTTTTTTCATCTTCAACTTTTATATCAGTAATATCTTTTTTACTTTCCGTATTTTTATAGACTTTAATTTTATCATGTATCTCACCAAGTACACTATCTAAATCATTTTCACCCATTTTTATCCTCTTGTTGATTTGGAATTATACCTTGTTGTAATTGCATTTTTTCAACTACAACCCTTTTATATTCAGCAGATAATTTATAACTTGACACCTCACCTATACCCTCCTGTTGCAAGAAATAAGGTGATGACAATAACATATCTGCAAGCCCACTACCTATAATAGTATTAAATATTTCTTTCTCTTCTTCAATACTAGAACTAAAGTTAAGTGAAGTTGTTGGATAAACTTCAAAATTAAGTAGTGATATATCGCTATCAATAACAGCACTATCTTGTTTTCCCTCATTGTAAAATGATATTACCTGTTTAAAGTTTTCTATTCCCTTTAAAGTATCAAGCATTAATCTTCCCTCGGAAGTAAGCATATACTCATAAGCAAGTACTAAAGGATTCTGGGCATTCAAAGTAGTATTAATCCTATTCTGTATGGCTACACCACTTTCAGCATTAGTAGGTTTTCCGGCAAAATCATCAAATAATCCTGATAAATTCTGAAACTCCCTATTTAACATATCAAGTGAGCTAAGGATTCCTTTTATATCATTGCTATTATCAACAACAGTAATATCTTTTGGGTCTACCTGTATAAAACCCCTTTTCTTTTTGGATTCTATATTATACATCTTAACAAATTGTTCATAATCCATACTACTTGCTTTAGGATTACACATCGTTAATTTAGAATTAGCATAATGGAATAATTTTGACACCTCAACATTCCACAAATCCTGTAATTCTATCATGTAATTTGTACTACCTATGAACTCACCGCTTGTACTTCTTGAGTAAACCATAGGAACATATGGGAAAAATGTTTGATTAGGTACTTGTTCAGCTATTGCCCCATGATAAATTAATATATCATTACAAAATACAGTTTTATAAATTTTAGTACCTGTTTTTATATCTGCTTTACCTGTTGCTTTCTGTTTTACCAAATCTTCATTGAAAGTAGTAAATATAGTATCATCAAATTCTTTATATGTATTATCTATCTGTCTATCATTATTATCATTTGTTTGTATATCACAAACTGCTTCAAAATACTTATCAGATTTTTTAGTATATAACTCAACTATCCGTATTGACTTTCCATTTACCCAAATATCTGTAGGTATTTCACTATAATCATCAATATTTAAATATTGATTAGATTTATTATTAGCTATCATAGCGTCAAATTCAGAAGAATATTTTGGAAATAAATTTTTTAACTTAATAGCATTTATAAAATAACTTCTAGCTACAACATTCTGATTTTCAAGCCTAGGACTTAAATCATCAGGGTCAAAAAACATTTCCCTACTATTTACCCATTCATAACAGAACCTATTGTTTTCATAATAAAAATGAGACCAACCAATACCACTAGTTAAAGCTGACTGACACTTTAAACTAGAATAAAACATATGGCTATTTTGACTTTGTATATTAAAAGCCCAGTTTTTTATGTAATTTGCTAAATTAAAATGATATTGAGAATTAGTTACAGGTAAAAAACCAACTCTTTTACCGCTTTTTATTAAAATACTTAAATACCTATCAACAATTGGTTTAATTCTATTAATAGTTATAGGTTCACAACCTATTTGTTGTAACCCTTGTTTGTCCTTAACATTATTCCATTGTTTATTATAATAATAATTACTGTTTATAATATCATTTTCAAACCAATTTTTTCTTATTTGAGATTCTGCTAAATATCTAAATAATTCTTTTGAATCATCTAATATCTGTCTTTTATTCATGTTTCCAACAACTCATAACCAGTTAATATACAAGAAAAAACTTCACCATAAGACCCACTATAACAAACAAGATTATCCCCATCCAATAATAAATGTTCTGAAATTTCAGAACTATTACCTTTAGTTACCATTAATAAATCAATAGTTTGATTAGGGTTTAATAGTAAATTATAACAGATATATCCTTTTTCTATAGGATTTTTTAATAATCTTATATCTTCAACAGTTATACGAATATTACTGTCTGTTATATTTGTACACCGCAAAGAAGTTATAATAGTTTGCTTTTCAACACTTATTAGAACTGTTTTTGTATTAGATATTGATTCAAAATTATTTTTAATATTATTGGTAAAAATCATTAATATTTGATTATTTTTTCAATAATTTCTTTCATTTTAATAAATTTATCATTAAAAATATCTTTTTCTTCCAAAGATATTTCTTCTTTTTTACCTTTTTTAATTGAAATATACATCACAGATTGTTTAATAAAATCATTAATTACTGAAAAACTAGTAATTAATTCATTTAATTCACATACTTTTAATATTTCTGATAAACTCTCTATTTTATTTTCTTGATCCATACTTAACCTAATATTTTTTCTAAGTTGGCAAGTTGCTCTTTGATAAGATTAATATCATTTAAAAGAGTAGCTTTTCTTGCTTCTGTTGCGATTGTTACCTCTCCTGAGAAATAAAGCACACCATCACTATATAAAGCTTGAACATATTTAGGAAGAATCTGGATAATCTCTACTGGATTTTGATTTTCATTCATAGATTTACTCGTAAGGGTTAAATTTTAGTTATTATAAATTAATTTATTTTTTAATCAATTATTATTTAGAGAAGTGTAAGCAGCTAAAAATTCCTTGATTTTAGTAATATCATCTTCAATTTCAAAAATAGCATTATAAGCAGCTTCTAATAACGCTTGAAACTGATCTGAAGTTTTATCATATCCTCCTTTAAAAATATTGTCGCAATTAACTTTTACAATTCTATAGTCGGATTCAAACCATTCTATATATTGAAGTGCTGGATAATTAACTGGTATAACGTTATTCATATTTTTTCTCTAATTTATTTATTCTTTTAATACAATCTTGTAATGCACATAAAGTCAAATCAGCTAAATGTTTTGAACTTATAGTCGGACAATCTTTGTAAGTTCCATATACAAAAACTTTTAAATTTTTTTCTTGAATGTAAACTTTTTGATTTGCTTTAATATTTATTAAATTTTCATTTATTGAAGTTATATACATTTCTATAGCAGATTTATCTATAACTATCCATATTTTATCCCCTATTCTAATTTCTTCTTGTAATATTTGATCAAAAAGAATAGAGTAATTTGTATTATCTATATTATTTAATATTCCAAAAAGCATAATATTCGGTACAAATCTAAACTCTTTATTTGCAACATAATTAGGTAAGTATTCCATAAGTTGCTCTGAAATTACACCAAAAAACTGCCCTGTTCTTTCTGTCATAGGATCTTTAAAGCTATATTTTACAATTGGCATATTTTTTATTATTTCACTAGCTTCTTGACCAACTATTTCCCCTTGTTCTAAAATATTTTTAAGATTTTGAGAACTCCAAGCATTAAATTCCGACCCTCTAATTCTTCCATCGCATTTTAAATCATATACAGGAGCATCATTAATTGTTCCAACTAAAGATTGTGAAAAACTATTTTTAGCATAATATACAAATGTTCCTTGTTCTTTAATAAAAGGGTTATAAGTATTTTTTATATACATAGACCTTGTAACATAAACTGGGTACGTTTCATCCCAATAGCTAATATATTGCAAAGCACTTGGTTTACTTGACGCAATTGCATTTTGAACATAATTTTGATTTACACCATCAGTAGAAAGAGTAGGAGGGGAAACTCCTTTTATATTTCTATTTCCTAAATCCATACTACTATTATTTAAACGCATAACTTGGGTAGCACCATCAGTTCCTATTTTAAAATTAAATCCTCCATATCCCCGTAATTCCATCCCATCTATTGTAGAATTATAAATTATGCCGTGATTATTATCAAAAGGGGTGCTATTTCTTAACCAAATACCTTGATCTTGCATATAAATTGTATTTATAGTAGTATTGATACTAGTTGTTCCAGTTCCACTAATAGCTCCAGTCAAAGATATATTAGTCTCACCCCCTAATTTAATCCAATTAGTACCATCAAAAATCTCTAGTTGAGCCATTTATAAACTAGTATTTAATCTCATCATTCCAACAGTTGGAGTACTTGGTCTCTGTGCTGTTGTTCCATTTGGTATAGTCATACTACCATTTCCAGTAAAAACTGGATTGTTAGCGATTGATATTGTTGCTACATTATTATTGACTGTAACAGTAATTTGGTTTGTAGTACCTAAAACATTTGAAATGCCATTTTGAGATAATTTAGGAAAGATTAATAGATCAGTACCAACTGCCGTAACAATCGAAGTTAACATCCATGATGTTACGGCATTTTCCGTTCCGTTTATTACATTAACAATTGTACCTCTAACCATTTGAGACGGGGAATCAAAATCAGTAACTCTTGTTAATACCCAGTTTGTACTTACTGAACCTATATTTGTTACTATATATATTCCGTTTTGCAAGGCAGATGTTTGATTTTTAACTAAAACCCTATTTCCTGAAGTAACTTGTAATCCATCAATAGTTAAAGCTGCTTGTGTTCCTGAATTAGTTAAAGTAGCTCCAACCCCGCTAGTACCATTTGCATAAGTAGCAGTTAAATTAGCCGTAGTTGCTACAAGAGTTGCAGGTACGCTACCTATTGTGTTTAAAACCCAGTTTTCACTAGCTAATGAAAACCAGTTATTGCCGTCGTGAAATTCTTGTCTACCAACAGGTAAAAGTAACTGCCCCATATCTTACTCACAAAATATATTAAATTTCTATATTATATCTTATCATCCCAACCTCTGCAATACTTGGTCTTTCAGAAATATTGCCAACTGGAATTTTTATTGCCTCTTTACTTAAAAAATTTACATTTTGTTTAAAATTAACTTTTTTTTCAAAATAAAATTTTTCATCATAGTATTTATAGTCCATTAATAAAATTTCTTTTCTATCCCAACCAATTTGACCTTTATTATGTCCTACATAATACAAACCAAAATTTTTAAGAAATCTATAATGTGAATTAGAACTATCATTTTCAGGATAACTTTGCCATACAAACCCCTCTTGCGCTGGAACATAACCTAGTTCATTTTTATAACCAAAAAGCCCTATAGAAACTGGAAATAAATCATTTGTAGTAGTAAAAGAAGAATCCCACGAAGTTATTCGCAATCCTGGTTTAAAATTACCGGCTGCTCCAAAATGATTTGCATCAAACCAAATATTACCCCCTTGCTTATCGTAATCGTCTGTATCTTCATATTTATTCAAAGTTCGTAATGGTTTATATTTACTCCATAGATATTCAGAATAACCAGTTGTCCATCCTATATTTATTAAAAATTCTGTTAATAGACCAAGACTTGCGTATCCTGTTATTGCTGTTAATTGAGATTGTATACTAGTTTCTAATGTAGTAATTTCTTCTATAAGATCAGCTGGTCTAACATAATCATTTAAAGTAGGAACTTTCCCCCCAGATGCTATACTAATTGATCCGTTACTTAAAGGAGCAATTTTTAAAATACCTGAACCAATTAAATTTAAAGATTGTGCATTAGGTAATTCTATATTAGAAGTACGTAAAACATAAGTTGCATCTTTTGGAGCATAAGTCGGAATATCAACCTCAATAGGAATATTATTTTCTCCACCCTTCCAGTATTTATCAGTAGTTAAATACATATTAGCAGCAGGTAATCTTTCTACTCTTGAAAGTAGTTTTGCAACATCTTGTCCCTCTTGTATTAACTCTGGTCTAATAAGTGCAAGTTGCATGTTTGCTTGTAGTGGAGCGGCTACATCTACATAATCTTTTCCAGCTATAGCAGTTGATAAAGTACCAGTAGCATTATTAACTGTATTTTTTAAAAGACCTGTCTGTAAATTTCCAAGAGACTGTGCCTTAGTAAAAGTATATGTTGTTCCAAGTCCATATAGTTGCTTTAATGGTTCTGGAATAAGATACATTTTAGGATTTTCCCAATCAAATATTACAGTAGAACTGCCAACAATAAAATTAGCATTATCAAACCGTTTCATTATTTGCGCTGCTCTTACCTGTGTCATCGCTAAAGATGAAGAGATATCAGTTCCTATTGGATTTCCGAATGTATCATATTTTGTTGCAAATATTTGAGGTAAGAATGGACCAGACATTACCCAGTCAAAAGGGGATAAATAATCAAAAGTAGGGTTTGGAATCCTAAAATCACCTATAATCGGACTTATAGGGTTTGGAAATACTGCCTCAGCTAAAGGTGGTAAATTTATAACTCCAATATTAAGTTGTGCTACAGGTTCATTATCATAATCACCTATCCATATTCGGTTATGGTCTAGTTTTTTTAATTCTTCAAAATTCCTTATTTTTCTTTTTAAATCTATTATATCTTGGCGTATATCAATTAATACTGGCGACTTGAAAGATTTTCCGCTTTTATCTCCAAGCAATATATAACCTTTATCTATCGGTAATTTACCAGTTACAGGTGAAATAAAATTATATAAACGATCGTACTTCATGCTGTTAGACGTGTTAATATACTTGAAATTTTATCACTTTCATTTGAGTAATGAGTATCAATTAAATTGGCAAGATCACTAAACCAAGCTACTGTGCTATTATCAAGTTCATTCGGGAAGTCTGGCGGAAACTTTGGTTGAAACTTATAATAATATAAATCTATATTAGCTTGATTGGTTAAACTTGTAGTTCTATTATCTAGATAATCAAGATAATATCTTACGTATTCTTCCCCTCCAACCATAGCTACATTCATCAAACCAAATAATCTAACTGCTGCGTGAGATATGCCAGTTTCAGTGCCGCTGCCGTCAAAACTCATATTGCCTATACCACAACCAACATCTACTATAACAATTCTAGTAGCATTAGGTTTAACAGTTAAACCAACATTAATTGCCGCTAGTATTGCATCATTAGCGTATATTCCTCCATCACTATAAATATGTCCGTTAAAACTATGAGCAGGTAAATAAATTGGAGCAGCAGAGGTTGCACGAACAACATCTACTATTTTTGCAGTATTACCAATAAAATAAGCTGGATCATTAAAATTAGAAAACATTACATATCTTTTCATGTCTTCTTCATACGCAGGAATAACAACAGGAATCTTTAAGTTTGCAAGCGTATTTGTACCAAAATTATTTACAAGAACTTGTTGGAGTATATTACTTCCATAGTTTGAATCTTCGTACGCCGATTTATAAAAAGGATCATCTGTAGCTATCATTGCTAATTTTTGTGCAACATTAGGTCTATTTGAATCTTCGCTCGCATTATGACTACCAGAAGCTACATCAGTTGCTGTTCTGATGGTAAATATACGTTTTGCGTAAGTAGTAAAAAAACTTTCCATTTCATCTGGGGTTTTCTCGAAAGAATACCCGCAAGTAAGTATTCCTCCAATAGATGTTCCGCACATAACATCAACATATTTCCAGAAATCAGCTTGCGGTATTCCCCATTGATGCAGGAACTTCTGCATAAAACGATTAGAACCATATCCTTTAGCCCCACCACCGGGAAAGCTAAATATCCTAAGTGTATTTGTATCCACAATTATACCCAGATTGTATTATCAACAATATTCTTATATTTGAAATCATCATTGTATCTGTTCTTCATACAATCCTCAAGGCTATAACGTAAACAATCAACTAAATGGTTATTTTTATCTTCTATTTCGTCCTTAATTTGCCCACTATGTCTATCAGTTTTGTATTTAAGGTTATAAACTTCTTTCAATAACTCCTGACAACGTGGATGAACATAGCATTTTTTAAATGTTTTTATATATTCAATACCTGCTTCAATTGAACCTCTACCTTTTATTGCAGGTTTTACAGGATAGCCATATTTGCTTAACATATCAATCAAATCAGGTCTTGCATTATCGGCAGTTGCAGTATATTTGCCTTTTTTCTTATAATCTTTTAATGACTTTTCTAATTCATATCCAAGAATATCAAGAGTAACATTTGTTTTTTTATATTCATGAGTTATGTAAAGATTTTCATCTTGAATATAACATCTAATTCCAGCAGTTGGATCACTGAAACCAAAATCTATACCATAATAAGGAAATATTCCCTGTGGTTCTTCAAATTCCTGTATTACAAAAAACTCATTTCTAAATACGTGTCTTTCAGTATTTATTAAACACTCACCTCCATAAACGTGCATATATGTATTAAAATCGTTTTCTCTCATCCTAACGATTTTAGCTATAGCATCACTGCTTAAATGTGGATTATTATACCAGTTTAATTGTTTAATAAATAAATCTTCGCCGTATTTCTTTTTACCATTTACAATAAACTCTTGATACAAAAAATCAGTTTCATTTTCAGGGTTCATAGTTACCCACAATTCACATCCTTGTTCTCTAAGTGTATTGTCTACTATATCCCAAGCATATTTACTAATGAATGACCCCTCTTCAAGCCATAAAATACCAATATTCTCAACTGATTTTATACCAGATGTACGATAATCACGAATACCTTTAAAAAGTATTTCAACACCTGTTAATTTATTTACAATGTAAGTATTTGTGATGTGAAAGAAATTTCTATATTCTTCTACTCCGTCAATTACTCTCATGTACAAAGCATGAACACTGTCCTTAATATCACCTAAATATTCTCGTCCAGCTACTATTTTTCTCCCTATAAATTCTTTATTGAAAGATAATCTCAAGTGTGCTTTTACAACAGACGTAGATTTCATTGACATACGCCCACCATGTAAAACTTTATATGATATAGGTTTGTAAAGATTGTTTTCCCAAGGTTCTAAGTTGTAAATATCAAATTTATTCATCTTCTAAAGAATTGTTTTTTACAACAGAAATTGACATTATTTTTTTATGGTATTTATCCATTAACTCTTCTTCATAATTGCCATCACTATTAATAATTTTTAATGGTTTATTCAAGAATTCCTGTGTTATTGTGATGTTTGTTGCTTCATCTTCTTTTTTCATTCTCATTCTATTGTTCAGATAATAGAATAAACTTGCTTTACAACCAGACCTTATATTTTGAACTAATATGTTTGATACTTCCGCCATAAAAGTACCTTGTCCTATTTCAAAAGCTTTTTTAAGTTCAGGTATTTTTTCTTCTCTTTGTAGATATGTTGTAAGAGACATATTAAATCTCCTAGCTATTTGCTCTTTAGTCATACAGATAGCCATTTCTTGAACTTTAGCAATATTTTCATCTGTAAACTCTGCTTCCTGCATGCAAGAAAGTTCTTTTTTCTCTATTTTTTTACTTATTTTTTTCTGTAATTTGTCATTTTTATTCATTAAACTAGAAAACTCTTCTTTTTGAATAATTAGAATATTTGAAATACGTTTTAAACCCTGTTCTAATTTCTTTTGATTTTCTTTTAAAACGTCAATTTCATTTTTATGATGTTTTAACTGATTATTACATTTTGTTAATTCAAATTCAATATCTGACATTTATCATAATCTACCAGCTAATCCAACACATCCAACATAACCATATTGCTTTATATATTTTATATCTTCAAGTAATTTCTTCTTTTTCAATTGTATCTGCTTTAATTTGAACTTATCAAAAGCGTCATCGTTTATAATAAATATTCTACGATTGGCGTTAGAATTTATCCTATCCCATTCATCATAAACTTTTTTAAATTTTATATCTTCAGTAGAAGTATATTTGTTTATATGGTTTTGAGATATGTTGATTTTAATCATTTAGCACTAGTACCGATTATTTCAAAAAGTATTTTTATATTGCTTTTTAATGTTGTGTTTTCAAGTTCAATATTTACTAATCTATTTTCTAATTCAGTTATTCTCTCAAATATAATTTTTTCTTCAAACATTGGTTTTTGCAAATCTAAATTTATCCTTCTATCTGTTTTATCAGTTAATAACATAATGTTAATCAATTTTTATTTAAAGACTTATTGTAGCACAACTCTATCTAAATGTCAAATTTACCTAAATAATCAAATGACGAGTTTTAAGCTACCATAGGAGCGTAAGTCTATTTGTAATGATAGTTTCCCTATTAAATTTTAAATTACGCTCCTATGGTGGCTTAAAATGGCTAAAAACTGTATTTTTTATTAAAATCTATGTAGACTTCTATTAATTCTAGCGTCTTAACCATTAAATTTAATTCTTTAGCTGCATAATTGATATGCTTTGAAGTTGTCTGACTCCAATAACCTAACCTCCATAAAGTTCTATTTTTAATATCAATCTCGGCAACTTTCGTGCCGTATGAATAAACAAAAAAATCATCGTAGCTTAAATTTTGTCTGTATTTGATAAATTTCATAAAAATAACCTCTTTTATTGTTGTAATTCAATAATATAATTGTTTCTAATTGTTGTCAATAGGTATTTTTATTAAATTTAAAAATATTTCTGATAATTTGAAAATGACGACCACGGCTTTAATAAAAAATATTTTTAAATTATCAAAAATTTGTTGTTGACATATCCACAAAAGGAATCGTATGATTCACAGATAAAATTTAACTAAAAAAAGTTATCCACAAAGTTATCCACATAAAAACTGTTTATAACACTGGCTTAGAAGGAGTTATCCACAAAGTTATCCACAATTTTAAAAAAAGTGTGAATAAGGTGAATAAGGTGAAGATATAAAAACAGTTATTCACACACATCTCAACATCAGTCTACAAAAGGCTTTCAAAACATCTATGTGAATAAGGTGAAGATATTTTCCTATCTTTATACGCGTATATATTTTACCTTTATTTTTTTCTTATATATTATATACTTATTCACCTTATTCACCTTATTAACAAAATATATATAAAATAAAGGGTTGGAAATATGTGAATAAGGTGAATAAGGTGAAGAACTACTTATAAATTTGTGAATAAGGTGAATAAGGTGAAGAAATATTTACATAAAAATATTTTTAAATTTAATGAAAATATCTATTGACAACATTTAGAAACTATTGTATAACAGACTTAACAAGAAATTTATGTGCAACCTTTTCTTGTAGAAGTAAAGTTAAATACAATCAACAATTAAAGAGAGATAAAATTATGTTAACAAAACAATTCTCCGGAATACACATTGAACCTTTTTATAAACAACATTACTTACCAAGATTTGAGTTAAACAAGAGATTTGACGATGGTAAAACAGAATTGATTATCCCTGATTTCATTCTTGAAAATAATTTAAAGGATGGTTACGACATTAAACTCAAATACAACACAAATAAATATGACAGTTTTTTGGATTATGTCCAAGATAAATATGATGTGCTTTATTATGAAGCTAAAGACTTTTTAGAAGCTGACTGTTTAATGTATAACTATGTGTATGAGCCTCGTATATATGATGAAGAGATTGCTGACCTTTGCAGATTCATACCTTTTGAAATACAGACTGAAGATGAAGATTTACAGCTTTTGTCTTTTGGAGGTTGTGGTATGGACTTTACATACAAACTTGAAGCATATCAGTTACTAGCTGACGGTTCTTACGATGAACGCTCTTACTTTGTTGAAAAAGGTATTAGTTATTTTGAATATTATTACGGCAAGGATAGTAAAGTAGTAAAAGAGATTAACAAATTGCTTGAAAACAGTAAGGCAGCTTAAAAGATAGGTAGAACAATATGAAAAATAAATTGTATAGTGAATATTTAATAGATGGTAAATGTGAGTATTATATTGATAGAAATTTTAATAAAATATCAGAAATTTTCGAGTATTTTTGTAAGAATAACTTACTAAAAAAATTAAATTATGTTGATAAAGACGGATTACAATTAGTGGTAGGTCGTGATTATTTAGCAATAAGAAAATCTGATGATAGGGGAATAGTATATGAAGTTGAGAATAAAAATTTCAATGGAATAACTAGAAATATACCTATTTCATATTTATTCAACGTTACTGCAAAATCAGATGAATTTATACAAATTTCAAATAATTTAAAAAATTTAATATCTGCCGATAATCTTTTTGTAAAAAAATGTAGAGGTTTTAAAAAATATAAATTTGTTAAGTTTTTATTAAACAGTCAGAAGAAAGAACATAAAGAAACATACGACCATTTAAAGCAATTCTTATATTTTTTACATAAAGAATTAGAAGTTAAATGGAATTTTTAATAAATTACTTTTGAATAAGAAAACAGCTTAGAATTAATTAGGTAAAATAATATGAGCAAATTTGAAATAAACTTTTTTAGTTTAACTGAAATTGACAGAAAATATAAAGAAGAAATATTTTATTATTATAGTTTAAAACTATCAACACTAGAAGACGTAAAGAGCTTTTTTGCATCAGATTTTTATAATAATGCTTGTGAAGATATTGGAGGAATCGGTGATGGGGTTGTAATTACTGAAAACGACAAGATTATATACAAGGAAATAAATGCTGGAATATTTGATAATAAATTCTTGATTTATAGAAATAGTGAGGATGAACTATTTTATATAGAGCAACAAGAGGGGGATATTGAAGATAAAGATCTTGTTATTGTAGATAAATATAATATAGCTGGACACGGGTATTGTTTTGAAGAGGTAGATATTAAAGAAGAGGTTATAGTATGAAGCTAAAACATTTAAAACTTAATGAAAAGAAAATAACTAAAAATAGTTATGATATTTTAAATTCTGAACCAGCTATTTTATTTTTTAGTTCTTCAAGACAAGGCGACTATAAAGATAAATTGAAATTTATATGCTTAAATGATTTAAAATATTTCATTGATAGTTCAACATTCAATTATTTATTTAATAATGAATATATTGACTACATTAAAGTAACTCAAGGAAGAAAAACAATATTTGAATACGATAATAGGGAGGTAATAGCATGAGTAAAGGAAATAGAAAGAAATACGATTATATAGATGATAATTACACTCTAGCAGAAATTGACGCAGAGATTAATTATGATGAAAAACAGGCTTTAGCAAGATATAGACAGATTGTAGAGAATAGAAAGAAAACTGAAAATACTTCTTGTGATAGTCTTTTGTACTTTTTAAATTAATGAATAGGTATATAAAATGAGCAGATTTGAAAAACTATTATTAGAAGAAAACCTAGTATACGGCAATCAACAATCTAAATATGAAATGAGGGTAATACATATACCTAATAAAGGTAAAAATGCTTCTGACGATGATATAATCCATAGCGAATTACAATTTACAAGCTTAACTGATTTCAACTTCTTTTTGTTATCAGACCATTACGACAAAATAGTTAAAAGTACTGACGATAGAATAATAGTTGTTAATCTTGAAACGGACGAGATTGTTTTTGATACTGATAGAGACGATTAAGGAGATATATAAAACGAGCGATATTGAATTGATTATACTAGTCCACGAAATACTACTTATTGTTGGGCTAATAGGACTTGGTTTTAACTTATATTATAATTTTAAGGATTAATAGAATGAATATGAACTATATAATAGCTATCATAATTATAGCAATAACAGGTTTTTACTTTGAGTTTTACCACAATAAAGACAGGGTAATTGACGATAGAATTTTAGAATGTATGAGGTAATAAAATGAACTTATTTAATAATATAACAAGACTTAAGGAAGCTTTGAAAATTCAAGCTGATAGAGAATACAGACAATTAATTGAAAAGGCAGTTAACCTTGATATTAACGACTTTGACTACTCTACTTATGATCCGCAAGGACTAAGACATAAAATAGGTGAGAAGTTGAATGAGATATCTGCTAATGAAAATAGAAATTTGAGAATGGATTTTTATAATATGAATAGTAGAGGATGTTAGGTATGAGTATAGTAACAATATTATGTATTTGTTATTTTTGGGCGGTTATTTGTCAAATATTTGATTTATAGGAGGTTATTAATTATGTCAAATAATTTGGTTGTAATTGAAGAGCCATTAACTTTACATCTAGAAGACCACAGTAATAACATATATTTAACCTACAATACTAAACAAATTGATTTAAAA